AAGGTTTTCACGATGCTCCAGTACTAAGAGTTAAATTAGCAGAAAATTGTGATCCAATAAATTATCCTCTTTTCCTTTGGGGAAAAACTGTTGTTTTTAGAATTGCTAAGTTATTAAAAGAAAAAAATATAGGTATACCCCTTTCCATAGAAAGGATGTGGTTTAATATTACATATAACGGTACCCCAAATCATTATTTACACCAAGATAGCGAGGAAAGTTTATCTCAATCAATTCTTTTGTTTTTAACACCTGTTTGGAAAACAGGATGGGCAGGTTCTTTTTATGTTGACGGAGAAGAGTTTAAATTTAAACCAGGTACTGCTATTATTTTTGACTCTAAAGAATTTCACACTGGAGAAGAACCCGTTTCCCAAACATATAATTGGCAAAGATTAACGTGTAATATTATGGTTAAATAATTTAAGAAGTATAAGATGTAGGTCTTGCACCTAATCTTGTAATTTTTTCAGAAGAAGTTTCCTCTCTAAATGTTCCTGAATCTGCCGGATCTTCTACTTGTTCATTATTTAAATCCCAATCTGATTGTATTTTAGCTAAGTGAGAAGCATCCCATTTATTAGAGAATTGTTGTATGTCTCCAATATTTGCATTTGCAAATGATGTATGAGGAGTTTCATCTCTATATTCTACTTCATCAGAAGGGTTAGAATTACCATATTGAATAGCCCAAATATTAGAAAAAGAACTGTTTGACCAAAAGGAATCATCATTAATAACATAAGCCCCTTGATCAGATCCTGTTTTTTTAATTATCATTCTATCTTCAAATATTACTGTCCAAGTTGCGTTTGTTGCCATATTTTCTCCTACGTCTTAATAATATAAATAATTGTTAAATAAGGTTGTAAAACTGAATTAGCACTCCCAGAAAAGTTTGCACTCATATTGTGTGAGTGACCACTACCAGAACCAGCGTTGCCAACATTACCACTTAAGGGAAGGCCAATATTACCACTACCACCATTACTATTACTTGCGCCTTTACCACCCCAATATGCATTATTACCAAATGTTTTCAAAGTAGCAGTTTTACCGCTAAGTGAATGACTATGAGAAGCTAGTTGTGCTGTAGATAAAGTCGCGTTTGCTGTAGATCCAGAAATATTTCCAGAGTTTGCAACTGTATTTGCTCCACCAGTTGATGCTAATGCTTTAGTATTTGATTTTCCAACTGCTACGTTATTTTGTAAATCAGGTAATCCAAAAGTTGACGAACCATCTCCAGCTCCATAAGTTGTACCTACAACTGCAAATAAAGCTGCATAAGTAGTTCTTGAAACGTTTGCTCCATTACATTCTAAGAATCCAGATGGTACTGATGCAGAAGACCACGGCACAATAGTTGCTGTAGGAATTCCTTCAATACCTGTAAGGTTTGCACCGTCAAAATCATATCTAGTTGCTTCGTAGTTTGCCATCTATTATTTCTCCTTGTAGGTCCAGCCAGTTGTTGCATCACCAGAATAAACTAATGTGAAACCAGCACCTTGTGTATTAACAACTAGGTCTGAAGCTGCGTTAGCTATATTAGAAGAGTTTCTACCAACAGTCAATGCGTTAGTATTAAAATCATAACCTTGATCAATAAAAGCTACTTCATCTCCAGCACTTGGAGATGCAGGTAAGGTTAAAGTAAATGCTCCGCCATTTGTATTTGCTAAAATTTGTGCACCAGGTTGAACTGTTTCAGCAGCAGTAATTGCTCTCCAAACTTTTTTTTCAGAACCTTTATAAATATTTGTACCATCTGACCATAACTGATAAGTATGTCCTTCACATAAAGCAACACCTGTACCCGATGTAGTTTTAAAAGTTAAAGTAAAATCTGCATGATCACATGCATCTTCAACAAGATAAGTTTTTTCAATTGAATCTGGAATAGTAACGTTTACGTTTGCAGCAAGTGTACCCGTTAATTTAATAACTTCGTTCTTACCATTTGATACTGCACCATTTGTAAATGTTAAAGCTCTACTAGCGTTAGTTACGTTAAACGCATCATAACCACCAATAGCTTGTTCAAGAATTAATAAGTTTGTATTTGTAATTTGTCCCCAAGTCCCTGAGTTTTCACCAGTAGATTGAACTGTTAATTTTAAATTAGCTGAGGTTGAATTTGCCATATTTTAAATTCCTTATATTATTAATATTATTTCATTTATGCAGCAGTGTCAACTTCTTCCCATGTGACCGTAACTCCTTTTGAAACCTCAGTAAAACTTTTATCTGTTCCAGTAGAAACCTCTGTGTAAACTACCGAAGTTCCAGTGTCAACCTCAGTGTAGGTCTTTAAAGTTCCAGTAGAAACCTCAGTAAAACTTTTATCTGTTCCAGTAGAAACCTCTGTGTAAACTACCGAAGTTCCAGTGTCAACTTCACTGTAGGTCTTTAAAGTTCCAGTAGAAACCTTAGTAAAATTAACTGTATTTCCAGTATCAACCTCTGTGTAAACTACCGAAGTTCCAGTGTCAACTTCAGTGTAGGTCTTTAAAGTTCCAGTAGAAACCTTAGTAAAATTAACTGTATTTCCAGTATCAACCTCAACCCAAACTTGAGCAACCTCGTCTCCTAAAGCCGATATAAGTTCTTGACCTGTTGGTAGTACAGTTACTAACATTCCAGCGAAAACAGAATTTAATGTAGTATTAAGTTCTTCACCTACAGGACTAGCAATTGTATTTGGTACACCTGTTGCTGTTCCATCTGTTACAGTTAAAGGTATACCGGTTGTTGTAATATTTGCATTACCAATTTCTATTGTATCGCCAACAGTAAATTGTAAATCAAAACCTGTTAAATCAATATTACCATCTGCTGTTTCATTGGTATCTCCAATTGATGTAGTTAATTCTTGTCCAGTAACAAGTGCATCTATGTTCACTGAAACTGTTACGTTTGCAAGAGTAGCATTTAATTGTTGACCTGTAGGAAAAGTATTTACACCAATACCAACATCAACGTCTTCTATCGAAATACTTAATTGTTGACTTGTAAGAGATGTAGTTACATCAATGCTAACGTCAACGTTTCCTATTGAAGAAGTTAGCTGTTGACCGGTTACATCTACGTCTACACTTACAGTAGATAAAACAGTTCCAAGACTAGTGCTTAAAGAATTTCCAGTTACATCAACAACACCACCAGGTACACCCCAACCGTGTTCACCCCAAGTATTTCTAGACCAACCTTTATCATTTACATTGGGAACAGCAACTTCCGATATGTTGGTGCTAAGTTCTTGACCTGTAAGTATTACCGTTACATCAGGAGAAAAACCAGTGGCTCCAAGTGGAGCAGCACTAAACGCATCAAATCCTAAAGACATTTAGTATCTCCTAACCTACATAGTATCCGCTAAAGTTATTGAAATAAGCGGCACCAGCATAGTTTTGATTGTTAGAGGTTGTTCCATCAAAATAATACATTACAACAAAATCACCTGTATTCATATAAACCGGAACTGAAAAACCAACTGTATTCCAGTTGACTTCGTCAACATCTCTTCTAATTCTAATAACTGTTCTAGGGTTACCTGTGTTAATTTGAGTAGGTGCTGAGCTAGGAAAATTAGCAGGATTAAGTTCTAAAGAAATATCACAAGTGTCTGCAGATATTTGATTATGAATATTTTGGTACATAAAATGATATGTTCCAGCATAGGGAGCTGTAAAAGTACCATCTGTTGCATTAAAATGATTACCTATATTATAATGAACAACCTCGTAACCTTGACTATATCCTAGTGGAATATCCGAGCCATCTGGTGTATCCCTTGCAGCTGAAAATGAAGGTCTGGCAGGAGTGCTGATTGTATTATTTATAGTAATATTATTGGCAGTAACATCAGTGGTGTTTATGGTATCGCCACTTGCACCAATACTTAATGTTGTTCCTGTTGAAGGTTCTATTGTATTGACGTTTATTTTACTCATTTTATACTCCTATTAATTTATATCCATAAATATTTGATTCATATGGTATAGGGTTACCTCTTATTTTACCTGTACCTGTAGTAACATTAAGTCTGACTTGAATATCAACATAATCTCCATCATCTAAA